TACGGCGACTGGCAGAGCATCGGCGTGACCCGTGCCCGTCGTGCGGCCTACGGCGCCGAACCGCGTGACCTCCGTCGCGACCTGACGCCCTACGACCGCCTGACGATGGTCCGCAAGTGCCGCTGGGCGGAGCGTAACTCCGGCCTGTTCAAGCAGATCCTTGCGGACATCTGCCTCTACACCGTTGGCGACGGCATCAAGCCCCAGAGCCACGCGTCGACACCTGAGATGCAGGAACGCTACGAGGCTTACTTCGCGGAGAAGGCCAAGCGCATCGACATCACGAACAGATTTTCGTTCTACCAAGCCCAATCTATCCTGCTTAGGGGCATGGTGCGAGATGGTGATAGCTTTGCCGCCAAGGTCCGCAATGCCAACGGCGAAGCGAAACTCCAGCTGATGGAAGCCCACCGCGTCGGCGACCCGCTCGAAGGCAAGGTGCCCGAGGGTATGCACGACGGCATTCAGTTCGGTCCGTTCGGCGAATACATCGCCGTGAACGTCTACCGCTCGGACGGCTCTTCCCGTCAGATTCTGGCCCAGTCGATGATGATGATCGTCGACCAGGAGTACGCGTCCGGCGCCCGTGGCGTTCCCCTGCTCCAGCACTCCATCAACTCCATCCAGGATGAGATGGAAATCCTCGCCCTTGAGAAGCAGGCCGTGAAGGACAACGGCGACGTGACCCGCGTCATCAAGAAGGCTGGCGGCGTCATCGACGGCGACATGGCCAACGAACTGGGGGCGACTGGCACCGGCTCCTACGCCAACCTCGCCAACACGATGGGCGGCAAACTCATCGCCCTTGAGCCCGGGGAGGACATGACGTCCTTCCAGAGCAACCGCCCGAACGCCACCTTCACCGGCTTCCTCGCGGCGCTGGAACGCGACATCTCTCAGGGCGTCCTGCCTTACGAGTTCGTCGGCGACAGTTCTCGCTTGGGGGGTGCTACCGTGCGCCTCATCACGGCCAAGGCTGGCCGAGTCTTCTCGAAGTATCAGACCATCATCATCGAGAACTTCTGCGTCCCGACTTGGGGCTACATCATCGGACAGGCCATCGCCGCCGGAGAACTCCCCGACGACCCGCAGTGGAACCAAGTCTCCTGGACGACCCCGAAGTCCGTCACCGTTGACGCTGGCCGTGAAGCCGCCAACGACCGTGCCGACGTCGAGATGGGCCTCCTCTCCATGTCCGAACTCTACGCCCAGCGCGGCCTAGACTTCCGCACCGAGATGCAGAAGCGCGCCGCGGACATGGTCCACATCAAGAACCTGGCGGAAGAGTACGGCATCCCGTTTGAACTTCTTTTCCGTCCGTCCAACACGCCCGTCGGCACGATCGTCGGCGAGGTCGAGGAAGGCCCCGAGTCGGAAGGCGAAGACGAGCCGGCCTCGATGGAAGAGCCAGAATCAGAAGACGAACCCAACTCCTAATTTCCCCATGCGTTTCCTCACCAACGGACTGTCGGGCCGCGAGCCCCTCCTCATCGACCCGACCAAGGCCAAGGACCACGCCGTCCTCGCCGAGAAGTTCGGCTTCACGGAGATGCTCTCTCAGCTCTTCGGCGTTGCCCCCAAGCCCTACGTGGTCGACGGCATCGGCATCATCCCGGTCGTCGGCGTCATCGGCAAGGGCCTGTCCCCGCTCGAGAAGATGATGGGCGCCGCGGACGTCAACGAAATCGCCGAAGCCCTCGACGCGTTCGCCGCGAACCCCGAGGTCGAGAAGGTCGCCCTGCAAATCTCCTCCCCTGGCGGCACCGTCACGGGCGTCGAAGAACTTGCCAACAAGGTGCGCAACTACGGCAAGCCGACTCTGGCCTACACCGATTCCGAGATGGCCTCCGCCGCTTACTGGATCGGTTCGGCTGCGGACCGCGTCGTCGCCAGCCCGTCCAGCACCGTGGGCTCCATTGGCGTCTACATGGCTATCCCTGACTACTCCGAAGCCGCCAAGATGGCAGGCATCAAGATGGTCGTCATCAAGTCCGGCAAGTTCAAGGGCGCCGGCATCGAAGGCACCAGCCTCGATGAGAACCAGATGGCAAACCTTCAGGAAGGCGTCGACACGATCCACGCCGAATTCAAGCAGGCCGTGAACATGAAGCGCAAGATGGTGAAGGCCGAAGCCATGGAAGGTCAGGTCTTCTCGGGCAAGCAGGCCGCCGCCCAGGGCTTGGTCACTGGCTTGGCCGACTCCTTCAACGACGCCCTCCGTTCGTTCTGATGCCTCAGACTGTACCCGTTCCTGACTATGTCACCGAGGCCGCACGTCGTGGCCTTGAGTGGCATCGGGAGGGTAAGTCCGGCGACGGCGTAACCGATCAGACTCTGCGGGAAGCCCGCGACATGGTCGAGGGTTCCATCTCCGAGGACAAGGTCCGCAGGATGGGGCCTTGGTTCCGTCGTCACCGCGCTGACATGGACGCTCCGAAGAACGACCCGGACAACAAGGACTTCCCTGGAGCGGGTGCCGTAGCGTGGGCTCTCTGGGGCGGTCCGACCTCCGGCGACATCATGCGCACAGCCGAATGGGCCGAGCGTAAAGTCGAGCAACTCGACCGCGAACAGTCCGCGAATAATTCCATTCCTAGCAAACATAAGACTATGACCATCGAAGAACAGCTGCTCGCCGCCAACGCCGCTCTCTCGGGCCTCACCGCCGAGCGCGACGACCTCCGTACCACTGTCGAGAAGATGACCGTCGGCGCCGCCGCCGAACTGGAATCCCTCAAGGTCGAAGCCGCCGCCAAGGACGCGAAGCTCGCCGAACTGACCGCTGCCCTCGAAGCCGCCGTCAAGGACTCCGAGTCCCTCAAGGCTCTGGTCGCCGAGCACGAAGCCAGCAAGGTCAGCGCCTCCAAGGAAGCCGCCAAGATCGTGGCCTCCGTCGGCGTCGCCCCTGTCGAAATCAGCCCTGCGGACGCCAAGCCGACCGCCGAAGCCGTCGACCACCTCGCGACCTTCCTGTCCCTCCCGGTCGGTTCCAAGGAGCGCAACGATTACTTCGCCGCTCACAAGCACGCCATCATCAAGGCTGCTCTCTAATTTCCCTCAACCCTCAACCAATCCTAACACATCATGGCTAACTCCATCGTCGCCGCTCCCAGCATCCTCGCTGAAAGCGTCATCGCTTCCCTCAAGGGCAAGCTCCCCGCCCTGCGCGCCTTCTCCTCGGTCTTCTCGGCCGCTGAGTCGTCCGCCGGAAAGACCGTTCAGGTCCCCCTCATCGGTACCTCCACCGCGACCGAGTTCGGCGCCGGCGGCTACCTCACCCAGGACGACGCGACGATCACCGCCGCGAACGTCACCCTCAAGCACTTCAAGGTGTCGAGCCGCTTCTCGCCCCTCGACGTCAAGATGTACGGCGCTCAGTTCCTGAACAACGCCTTCGTCCCGACCGCCGCCAACGCGCTCGCCGAAAAGTGCCTCGCTGAAATCGGCGCCCTCATCACCGCCGCCAACTACGCTTCCGGCACGAACACCGGCGCCTCCCTGTCCTACTCGGAAGTCGTCGCCTCCAAGGGCGTCCTCGACGCCGCCAAGGCCGCCGAGCCCCGCGCGTTCATCCTGAACCCGACCTACGCCAACAACCTCCTGGGCGACGCTACCATCATCGGTAACTCCGTCCTCGGTGCTGGCATCCTGACCTCCGGCCAGATCGGCACCCTCGCTGGCGCCGCTGTCTACCAGTGGAACAGCCTCCCCGCCAACGGCGAATCCCTCGCCGGCTTCGGTTGCGGCGCTGACGCCATCGCGGTCGCCTCGGCTCTCCCGATGGGCGAAATCCCGGGCTTCGAAGTCGCCAACGCTGTCGACGCCGACACCGGCCTCGGCGTCCAGGTCCTCATGGGCCAGGAGCAGAGCGGCTACTACAACGTCACCGCCACGCTGCTCTTCGGTGCCGCTGTCGGTCGCGCGACCTCGCTCAACCGCCTCACCACGGCCTAATCAGCCGGACAGGCTTAAACGAGACCCCCAGCGATGGGGGTCTTTTTTTGTCCCCCTACCAAAGCGGGCAAGTATAGGATGAGCCTCTACTCTGAGTTTCTGGCGGACGCGAAGGAGATGATCGCGGACTTCGGCGTTGCCGGGTCGGCCAACTCGGGGGCCATCACCTTCTCCTGCCTCATCTCCGACCCCGCCGTCTCGACCGTGCTCGAAGCAGGCGGGTATTGTGAGCGGACCCAGTATACGGTCAGGCTACCCGCTGTAACGGCCTCCTGGAGCCAGCCAGACGGGTCTATTGGGGCATCGGCGGCAACCCTTAGCGGAGGGGTGCCCATCGCCTCCCTCGCCCAGGGCAAGAAAATCGTGGCCGGCGGAAAGACCGTCCGCATCACGACCCAGACCTATAAACCCGGGTCGGCATGGATCACCCTCGTCGTCATCGACGATAACCAGTAACCCGCCGTGGTTAAGGTCAGTCTAAGTCAGAAGTCTCAGGAGCAGTTCATCCGTAGGCTCCAGAACTTCGCTAAAAAGACTGGTCAGACGATGCGTGACGCAGCCCTTGAGCAGGCAGCCCTTGCCTGTCAGGACGCCGCGACATTCACCCCTCCAATGCCGAAAGGCGGGGGTAAGGGGCTTTCTAAGGCCGCAGAACTTGCAGGCGAAAACGCCGTGGAAGGCGACATCAGAAAGATGTTCGTGTCTGCCAACGACCGCTACTCACGCAATGCGGCTAATGTTCTCGCAATCAACTTGGCATACGCGACCAAGAGCAATGACTTTGCGATGTTCAACAAGCTGATTGGGAAAGGATCGATGAAAGCCCTCCAAGGACTTTCCCCGGTAATGCAGCGCATTGCCAACGATTACGACTACGAGCGTGCTTTCAAGAAGGCCAAGAACTACCTGAACAAGTCGAACCCCGTCCTCAGTGACTACGGAACTCTTGGATTTGTTTTCAACATCAGGCCCGTGCACAATCAAATCAAGGGCAAGTTCGGCGGACGTATCGGAAAGAACATCAAGCCCGTCCGCAGGAAACTGCTTGTTGAAACCACGGCAGAGCTGAAGGAATACATCAAAGAGCGACAGGCTATGGTCGGCATGATCAAGGCCGGCTGGGCTTCCGCCCTGCGATCGCTTCCAAAACCGATGATTAACGGAGTACCCAAGGACTTCGGAGTAGATTTGCTGAAGGTTTCTTGGATTAACAGACATAACAAAGTCCAAGGAACCAGTTCGCTTTCTGCCACCGACAAAGCCGTTGATCTGGTCGTCACCAATCCTTCTGGAAATGTGAATGACATCGCAACGAATGCTGATGTTCTCGGGCTCGTCTATGCCAATAGAATCAAGCAGATGAGAGCCAGATTCAGAAAACACTTAGACACGGCAATCGCCGAAGAAAACAGCAAATAACCTTTATGGGCACCAAATCCATCAGACACATCGTCGAGGCAACCCTCGCGACCTACCTCTCGACCCAGACCGGGCTGACCACCGTCACGTTCCTGACGGGCGACAGCGCCGCGACCCAGACCCTGCCGAAGGCCGTCGTCCTCTGCGACTCGGCCCGGGCTCCTGGCGACCTCCCTGAGGGGCTGGGCAACTATTCCTGCTCGGTCCGTATCACCCTTTTCTCCAACGCGGACGACACGACCCTCGCCGATCACCGTGCCCGCTGCGCCGCCCTGTCCGGCAACATGAGGGACCTGACCAGCATCCAGGCGGCCTTCACGGCCTCGACCGACGCGTCCTGTTACGACGTCACGATGACCTCCGAAGACGAGGGAATCGACGAGCGTTCCTGGGCCACGGCCTTCGCATTCGACGTGCTGGTGGTCCTCCCCGCGGCCTAATTCCAATCGGGGCAAATACAAATGGCCGCTATCTCCAACGGAACGACCTGCCTCTACGGAGTGGCGGGCACTGTCACCAACCTCTTCGTCCAGAGCTACAGCCTGTCGTCCTCCTTCAACGCGGACGTGACCGTCGTCGACGAGACGGGCCTGACCAAGACCCACCGCTTGGACGACCGCAAGAGCGAGATCACCATCGAAGGCATCGCCAAGACCTCGACCATGCCGGTCCTCGGCGCGGCCCTGTCCTTCACGGTCAACACGGCTTCGGCCTACCCCTCCGGCTCTGCCTCGGCGTCCTTCGTCGGCACCATCACCAAGATTGACGACAAGGGCTCGAACAAGGGCTTCACCGCCGTCACGATCACCGCGGTCGATTACGAAGGCATCACGCCTGTCTAATTGACACGCCCGCAAGGGGCATAGCATCAGAGGGGTGGACCGCCGCTTCCTGAACGCCTACGTCGACCCGGCGCCTTTTCGGTTGCTGGGTCGAGTGCTTTACCCGTGGTGCCTAAAGTACCGCGTGCGCCTCATGGCCTTCGAGTCCCCTCTCGTCACGGGCTCGCGAGCAATCACGCCAGCCGACCTGTTGTTTGCGTGTCAGGTGTGCGCTGAAGAACCACTTGGTGGCAAGATTGGATGGATTGACCAGCTGCGGGTAGCGTCCCTATGCCGTGACCCTGAGAGGTTTCAGGCCATGCTGACATCCTTTGCCGGCTACATCCTCGTCCAAGATTGGCCGAAGTTCTGGGAGCAGACAAAGACGAAGAGCGGCGGAGACAAGGGCGTCCCGTGGCCCCTGTCCATCGTGGCTAACCTCATCGCGTCGGGCATCCCTGAGCAACGCGCATGGGAGATGCCGGAGTGTCAGGCCATCTGGCTGAACTCAGCCCTGGCTATCCGCAAGGGTGCGGACGTAGCAATCATGTCCCCTGAAGAGGAAGCGTTCATGGCCGAGGAGGAGGCCAAGGAGGCCGCCGCGTCCGCTTCCAATCCTGCAAAGGAAAGCCCCCCTACGACCGATGGCCCAATCCCTTGAAGTAAACATCAAGACCACGTCCGAGGTCCCGCAGGCCATGGAGAAGGCCAAGCAGGCGACCGTGAGTTTCGGCAAGCAGCTCGAGGACATCCAGAAGAAGTTCAGCACGGCCTTCAAGGACGCCGTGTTTTCCTTCGCCGCCCCGCTTGTCATCATGAACAAGATTCTGGGTGAGATCGAGAGTTCCATCCAACGCTCCCGAGAAATCGCCCGGAAGGGTTTCGAGGACATCGCCAGCGGAGAAAACAAACTGGCTGACGAACGCGAGAAGCGGATGGCTCGCTTCATCAAGTCTCAGCAGGATGCAAAGGACTACCAGGAGATGACCGCCGCCGGTCGTGCCGAGAGCGCAGGAAGGTTCGTCGACCAGAACCAGATGGACTTCTTGCTGAATAAGCCCGTCAGCTTCTTCGCGGCCTTGATGGGAGAACTAGGCATCGGCAAAGGCTTTGGTTATAACTTCGTCCAGCAGGCCGCCATGGAGCGTTTCGAGGCGAAGAACCCTGTAGACCCAAAGGCTGAAGCCGCCGCCGCCGCCGCGGCCGCCGCGAAGAACAAGCCAGCAGACTTCAAAGGACCTGAGGGCTTCGGCAACGTCATCGGCGTAGGCCCGAACCCGGTGCTCGAGGCCATGAACTCTCAGCTCGATGAGGCACGCAAGACGAACGCCCTGCTCGAGAAAATTGCGGGCGACCCCGGTGCTACCTCCTGGATGAACTCCACTCCTTCCCGCGCAGCCCTTCTCATGGGTAAATAATTTATGGCACGCATCGACCAAGGCAACGCCCTCACCACCCCAGTCCAGCAGCCGGGGGGCAAAATCAGCAACGACGGCTACGGCCTGCTGACGGCCACGGTCGTCTGGAAAGCCGACGAAAGCGCCGCGCTGGGCACGGTGGTAAACCGCGGCTCGACCTGTCCGCTGGACGCCAACTGCAAGGCGCACAAATACAGCATCACCTATGACGCCCTCGGCATCGCGACGCTGACGGTGGACTACGTCGGCATCGAAGGCGGAGTCACCATGACCGACCCTCAGATCACCGGCTCGCAGGGACTGACCTCGGAGAACATCACGACGCACCCGAACTTTTTCGAGCTCGCGACGGGCTTCTCCGGCTCGCCCATCGCCGGCGTCGGCACGGGCACGCTGGCCGCCCCCGTCTACACGGCTACTCCTGGACCGAACGGCTCGACCGAATACAAGGGCAACAACGGCGCCACCTTCGAGCAGGTATCTGGCAAGAGGTTCCTCGGATTCAAGGTCGCCGAGTACAAGGACTTCTACGGCAAGACCAGTTATCTCGCCCCCCAATGCTCCATCTCGGGCGTCTTCTATACGGACTCATCGGCCAAGGTGGTCAACCTACGCAACGCAGTCGGCAAGACCTCCGGCACGGGCACGTTCGCCTCGACCGACCTTCTCCCGACCTACATGGGGACGTCCTTCACGATCAGCGGAAAGAACCAGCTTCTCTTGGCTCAGGTGTCCTTCGAGGACTACGGCCTGCTCTACAAGGTCCAGTATGAGCTGCGCTTCAACCGCGACGGCTACCCCTCCGCCGTCTACGCCGCCGCCTGATGAAAATCCAACCCGGAGTCGGCTACACATTCGACTCGTCCGCGCACGGGTTTACCCTCGACACGTCCGACCCTTTCCCGTCCCCGACGCAGGCGAACAACCACCCGCTGAAGGTGGTCAACCTGCACTACGACGTGGCGGGCTCGGCGTGGCTCTATCAGGTCGTCCCTGGCACCATCAACAACTTGGTCCCGCAGATCGAAGAGGACGCGGTCTGGGTCAAGCTGGACCGCACGACCGCCGGCGTCCCTGACTGGCCCGTCTCGGTGATGACGCCCTTCGACGCGACGACGCACGAGTGCTTCATTTACCTGCGCGCAGGCAAGGACGCGACGACAAGCGAGTTCCCGAGCCCAGACGACACTTCGACCGACTACCCCCGCATCATCAATTCCGACGTCGAGCTGTCCGATACCGATACATACGGTTACCTGCTACTCGCCAAGGCCACCGAGGCCGCAGGCCCTAGCATCAGCGTAAACCAGTTCGTCACCGGCTCGCTCTGGTCTGACCGCATCAAACTCGGAGCCCTTACGGCGCGTTACTACTACGCCAGAATCTGATGGGCTCACTGGTAGGAGATTCCGCGTTGTTCTCGACTTGGGGTCAGTTCCGCACAGCCATCGGTAATCAGACGTTGGGAGTAAACGTCTATTCTCATAACTTGGATTTCTACTCAGGGTTCAAGTCGGACCAAGGCAACGGCCTGCTTAGGTTCGACCCTCAGAACAGGATCGTATTCATCTATCAGCCCATCGCGGCGATTGGCAATTACGGAGGAGGAGATGCCTTCATCTTTGAGTCGTCATGGAATCCCGGCGTCATCACGGTCGAGGACCAGTCCCAGTTGTTCAACCAAGTTGTCAACGCCACGGGCGGGTCATTCAACATCACGATGGACGCTTTTGATAATAACCTAGGGCAGAATGTCATCGGCATAGCGACGGCTCCGATCATCGACATCGGATACCTTACGTCCGTATAGCCCCCCCCCCCTTCCAATCGGGGCAAGGTTAGACCCGATG